GTTTAGCGTCGCTTTATGGCTAGATTCAGAAGATGGGATTCAGGTTTCCAGCAAGGAATCGCCGATGAAAACAGAGTGGATCGACGGGCGGGAATACACGATCGGAACCCCCGAGCATGCCGCCGCGAAGACGGCCCACGGGCTGAAAATCCAGACGCTGACCCAGGAGCGAGATCAGGCCCAGGGCCGAGCTGACGCCGGGGATCGCGCTGTGGGGCTCCTGGCTCAGGCACAAAAGGACCTGGCCACGGCCACGGACCCGGCGAAGATCGCGGCCCTGGTCAGCCGCCGGGCCAGGGTCGTGACCGACTGTGCCAGGGCCGCGAAGCGCGTGGGCGTCAAGTTCGATGACGCCGCCGCGGCCAGCATGGGGGAAGGGGATATGATCGTCCAGGCGATCAAGCTCCTGGATCCCGGCGCTGACGTCGAAGGGAAATCCCCGGATTACCTGGCCGGCATGTTCGCCACCCTGATCAAGGGCCTGGCGGGGGACGAAGCGGCCGAAGTGGCCGCTGGGGACGCCCCGAAGGACCTGGCCGCCATGCCGCCGGGAACCCAACCGAAGACGGACAGCGCGAAGCCGTCGATCTTCACGGCCCGGGCCGGCGAAGCGCCCCAGGGCGGCCAGCGTCAGGACAGCGCCCAGGGCCCCGACGCGGCCCGGGCCGCGCTGGTCCAAACGAACCAGGAACGCTGGAAGAAGCCCCTGGCCGCGTCGAAGTGAAACCAAACCCCCGGCCGAGCCGGGCCAGGAGTTCGATCCCATGTTGCAAGCGCCCCAGACCAGTTACACCCAGTTTCCCCCCGTCGCGTTCGCCGGCCAGCGCGCCGATTCCGGCGAATTCGAGGCTACCAGCGCGCTGGCTGAAGTGGTCTTTGATTGCGGCCTGGGCCTGGTCAAAGGGACGGCCGGGGGCCCCACGCCCCAGGTCAAACTTCCGACCCAGGCCAGCGACGTCACGAACCTTTTCAAGGGCGTGAGCCTGTATCAGGCGTATCGTCAGCCCACGAACACGGCGAATCGTTACGCCGTGGGGGACGCCGTCCCGGTCGTGGAAACGGGCCGGATCTGGGTCAAGATCGATCCCACGGTCGGGGCTACCATGTCCGACGAAGGCCCCGTGTTCCTGGTCCACTCGGGGGCGAACGCCGGGACCTTCCGGGGGGACGCCGGGGTTGGTCCGTCGGCCACGGTCGTGGCCGGGGCGAAGTGCAAACAGGGTGGGATCGCCGGCGGGATCGCCGCGGTCAAGTTCAATATCCCCTGATCTGGGGCGAAAGGAAGAAGGAATCAGGGATATGATTTTCACGAAACACGCTGTGGCCACCTTGCTGGCCGTTCTGGGGCTCCACTCTGACGCCGGGGAAACCGCTGGTTTCACCCGTCAGCTGGAATTTATCGAAACCGAGATCTACAAGATCGAATACCCGGCGAATCGAGCCCGGGATTTCATCCCTGTGGATTCTTCGGTCCCCGACTGGGCCGAAGAGTTCACCTGGCGAATGTGGGACTGGGCCGGCATGGCCAAGATCATCACGAACTTCTCGGATGATCTCCCGGCCGTGGACGTCATGGCAGCCGAGGTCCACCAAAAGGTTCGGACCCTGGGCGACTCGTTCGGCTATTCGATCAATGATCTGGTCGTGGCCGCGAAAATGTCCACGAACCTGGAAAGCGAAAAGGGCGAACTCGCCCGAATGGCGATCGAAAACAAGGTGGAACAGCTGTCCACCTTCGGCGACGCTTCGGCCGCGCTTCCCGGCTTCCTGAACAATGCGAACGTCCCGATCCTGAGCGCCCCGGGATCGCTGAACGGCGACTGGCTGAACCCGGCCACGACGCCCCAGCAAATCCTGGCCGACCTTCACGCCATGGCCATGGCTGTGGTCGTTCAGACGCTGAACACGCACGCCCCCGATACGCTGCTTTTGCCGCTGACGCACTATCAGCATATCAGCCAGACCACGCTGAACCAGTATAACAGCGAAACGATCCTGACCACGTTCCTGAAACAGTCCACCTGGATCAAGAACGTGGACCAGTGGATCCCCCTCGCCACGGCTGACGCGGCCAGGACGGGCCCCCGGGCCGTCTGCTACCAGCGAAATCCGCGCGTGGTTCGCCTGGTCATTCCCCGTGAGTTCACCATGCAACCTCCCCAGGCGAAAAACCTGGCGTTCGTGATCCCCTGTCACGCGAAGATCGGGGGCGTGTCCTGGCGCTACCCCCTGGCCGCCGTTTACGCTGACGGGATCTGATTCCCGCCCTGGAAGGCCCCGAGCCCCGAGCCCTAAAAGGGCCGGGGCCTTTCCGGTTAAAGGGAGTCAATCATGGGAAAAAGGTACACGAACACGGCCGCCAGACTGATCACGATCGCTTTCGTCAAGTTCCTTCCGGGGGCCACGGAAACGGTCCCCAGCGATGCGACGATCGCCAGCTGGAACGCGGCCTGGAAGCCGTCTGACCCGAAGGCTTCGGCCACGGTCCAGGACGCCGAACGGAAAGCCAGCCTGGCCGCCCAGGAAGGGGCGCTGATCACCAGCCTGGAAAAGGCCCCCGTGTTCCTGGCGGGTCTGTTGAAGCCCGGAACCGTGGCCATGCCGGCCCCCGATCGTGTGACCCTGTCCAGCCTGATCGATCTGGACCTGGGGAAGGCTTCGGCCCAGGTCAGACTTTGCACAGACCTGGAAACGCTGGCCGGCTGGGTTACCTCTGAGACCCGCCAGGTGATCCTGGACCTGATCAAGGCCCGTGGCGAAGCCCTGACGAAGGCTTGATCCGTGGCTACCACGCCCCTGACCTTTCCGATCCCGATCGGCGTCCAAACCCCGGGCCCCCCGGCGGCTGGGTCGTGGCGTTCCCTGTTCCCCGAATTCTCCACAGCGCCTGACGCGCTGGTCCAGTCACGCCTGGACCTGGCCGAGCTACAGATCGACCCGGCGATCTGGGGGAACAGGGCCGGCGAAGGACAGGCATTCCTGGCGGCCCACTTGCTGGCAATCGCCCCAGGCGGCCAGTTCGCCAGGCTGCAATCGAAGACGGGCGAGACAACGTATAAAGCCCGTTACGATCTTTTAGTGATCCAGGTAGCTGGCCTGGTCATGAGAGTGGCCGGGGGATCGCCTGGCGGGATCTGGGGCGGGGGCGGCTCGGGGGGCGGGGGCGGCTCTGGCGCCCAGGGCCCCGCCGGAATCCAGGGGCCCCCCGGCGCTACAGGACCCGCTGGCGTAGCAGGCCCCCAGGGCCCCGCCGGGGCTCAGGGCCCAGCGGGGGCTGACGGCGCTCAGGGGATCCAGGGGCTGACGGGCGCAACGGGTCCGACAGGAGCGACTGGACCCACGGGGCTGACAGGAGCGGCTGGCGCTACCGGGGCCACGGGCCCAGCTGGAACGAACGGCGTTGACGGGGCCACGGGCCTGGCTGGACCGACAGGGCCCACGGGCGCAACGGGTCCGACAGGGGCTACAGGGGCCACAGGAGCGACGGGCGCAACGGGCGCAACGGGCCCCAGTGGAACGAACAATTTCGTTTCTTCGTATCGTGCGCTAGTCGCTTCCGATACGAACTACACGAGCACGACATATACAGACGTTCTGTCAATCTCTGTCGTGGTTCCAGCCGGCGGCGCATTCGTCACGATTACAGGATCAGCCGTTGCCACGCTGACGGCCGGGGCTGGATCTGCGAACTTCCGGCTATTCGTCGGATCTACAGCTGGCCCCGCCAGGCTTTCCGGTAACTGTGTTCTGGTCTGGCCCCTGTCCCTGGCGGCTGGCACTTACGTTTTCAAACTTCAAATCAAAATGCCGGCTGGGGCTACGTTTTCCACTCGGCCCGTCACTCAAATTGACGCGGAATTCGCAACGCTTTACGGTCAGGTGACCCTGACCTGAACAGGAAATCACATGTCTCTGGTAACGCTTGCAGTCGTGTTCCACAAATCCGAAGGCTTCGGGGCTTCGCTGGCTTCCGAAATGGTCACGGCCGGCCTGGTTCAGTACGATCCCGAAACGGCAAACGAAGGATCCGCCCAGTTCACGGGGCTGACGTCGGGGGCTGACGGCGATTCAACCAAAGTCGTGATCTATACGATCCCGGCCCGCTGGGACGATCAGGCCACGACCACGGCCGCTACCGTGATCGCCCTTCACATTCCCACGGCCGGGGCCCCGCCCGTTCCCGACGATAGCTGAGCCATGGCCGGCGGAACCACGGATAAGGATCAGGGCCTGAACGTGCTCCTGACCCGGCTGGAATGGTCAAAGGGCCTGACCCTTACCGTGGGCGTGCATGGGGCCGAAGGGGGCGAGATTGACGGAAAGGGCCCACTGACGATCTTACAGGTCGCAACGGTCCACGAATTTGGCCTGGGTAACAATCCAGAGCGATCCTTTATCCGATCCTGGTATGACGAAAAGCTGACCGAGCATACGGAAGCGCTCAGGAAGATCGGGGCGGCCGTAGTCAAAGGACAGTTCACGGCCCAGGTAGGTCTGGAACGGGCGGGAAATCTATTCGTCGCCGAAGTTCAGGCAAAGATCGCCAGTAACATCGTCCCGCCCCTGAAAAAGGAAACGTCAGATCGCAAGGGATCGACCGTGGCCCTAGTGGATACGGGTCAAATGAAGGCTTCGATCCGTTTCAAGATCACCACTTCAAAGGATCTATGAACTGGGGAACCATTCGACCCGGCCTAAAGGCGCTGATTACCAGCCTATCAGGTGGCCTGGAAGCGTTCTGGGTTGACGAACCCCGGGGGTTCACGGATCCGAGCACTCAGGCGATCCTGACGCTGACGATCAAAAGCGTGACCACGATCGGCTGGGATGAAATGTCCCAGCTGCAAGACCTGACGAAGCCCACGGGCCATGAGCTACAGGACGAATGGCGAGGCAATCGCCGTTTCACCCTATCGATCAAGGCTGAGTCAGAGATCCAGACGGACACAGGCTCGGCTTATCAGTACCTGGAAAACGTCAGGGATCGGCTGAACTTCCGGGGCTCCTGTGAAACGCTTCGGGGCCTAGATTGCGTGGTCGTGAACCTGATTCCGACCGAAGATCTGACAGCGGCCCTGGATGACAGGAACCGATCGATCGCTGTCCTTGACGTGATCATGAATGCCAGAGTTCTATTCCTGGATCCGGCCGAATATGGCTACATCGAAACGGCCCCCGTCACAGGGACGCTGACTAGCTGACGATCCAGGCTTGCAGTAGCCACGGAAGGGGGATAACCTGAACCCCCAGAAGGACTGTATTCCCATGCCTGGACTTGACGAAGTAGTCAATTTGCAGATCTCTACAGCGGCCGGAAGTCCTACCCGGGCCGGCTTCGGGACCATGCTTTGCCTGGTCCTTCACAACGTGATCCCGGATCTGTTGAAGATCTACAAGTCGCCGTCAGAAATGACGGATGACGGGTTCGCCGTCACGGATCCGGCCTATCGCATGGCCCAGGCCGCGTTCAGCCAGAACCCCCGCCCCGTCCAGATCGCGCTGGGGAAGCGAACCCTGGCCTACACTCAGATCGTGGAACTGACGCCCACGATCACGCGCGTGGGTTATCACTACCTGTTCGAGGTAATCGATCCCGTGGGCGTGGTCACGGCGATTGACTATACGGTCCTGAGCGGCGACACGCTGGCCGCGATCTGTACGGCCCTGGCGGCCCTGATCGATCCTGCCGCCAGCGTGACGGCGACGGCCACGACCACGAAGGTTACCTGTACAGCGACGGCCGGGAAGCTGTTCAATCTTCGCAAGCTCCCCAGGCCCCTGGAATTGAAGGTCAAGGACGTGACGGCCGATCCCGGAATCGCCACGGACCTGAGCGCGATCGAATCGGCCGATTCAACGTCCTGGTATGCCCTGACGGCTGACCACGCTGGGAAGGCTGAAATCGAGGCCGCCGCGGCCTGGACCGAAGCCCGGCGAAAGATCGCCGTATTCAATACCTCTGACGAAGAAGTCCTGGAAGCCCTGGTCACGAACGATGTCTGTTCGGATCTGAAAGCCGCGGCCTACGCCAGAACGGAAGTCCTGGGTTCATACAGTGAGCTTCTGTCCTATTCTGACGCGGCCTGGCTCGGCCGAATGCTTCCGACCGATCCCGGCTCTGCTACCTGGGCTTTCAAAACCCTGAAAGGGATCACGGTAGACACGCTGGGTGGATCCCAGAAGACGGCCGCTACAACCAAGCGCCTGAACACCTATACGGTCCTGGGCGGCCTGAACGTGACCCAGTGGGGCCAGGACCCTGACGGCGGCTTTACCGATATCGTGGTCGGGACTGACTGGCTTTACGCCAGGATCCAGGAAGCCGTGTTTGGGGCGCTTGCCTCGAACGACAAGATCCCCATGACTGACAGCGGGGCGGAAACCATGCGAAGCCTGGTCATGGCCGTCCTGACCCGTGGAATCCAGGCGAACTTCCTGGCGGCTGATCCGGCCCCCGTGGTCAACGTCCCGAAGATCAAGGACGTGGATCCGGTGGATAAGGCGATCCGCAATCTCCCGGGGGTCACGTTCCAGGCTGTTCTGTCGGGGGCCATTCACACTGTAGCGATCAAGGGCGTTCTTTCGCTCTGATAGGGGTCTGTCATGGGCGAGAAAACGAAGGTTTACGATCTGGGCGAGGTCACCTGTAACTTCCTGGCGATCCCCTTGGATTCGCTCGGGGGCTGGGGTGAAGGATCCGGCGGCATCGAATGCGAAAAACAGGATCCGTCGTTCACGATCAAGCGGGGCGCTGACGGCTCTGTCGTTCGGTCGAAGACCTATAGCGGCGTCTGGATGGTCAAGCTTGTGGTCTTGCAGACGGCCGCGATCAATGCCGTCCTTTCGGCGATCCTGGCGCTGGACGAAAAAGCCACGAACGGGGCGGGGGTCGGCCCTCTCCTGGTTCGTGATCGCCAGGGCCTGACCGTGATCGCCGGCCCGGAATGCTGGATCGAAGGTCACCCGAAAACGGTCAAGTTCAATGCCGAACAGAATAACAATGAATGGGTGATCGTGATCGCGAACGGAACGGCGTTCGTGGGCGGGAACTGATTCAGATCCAGCCCCGCTATCACGCCCCTGGGCTGGGTTTCTCCCGGCCAGGCTCGGGGGCGTGTTAGCGGGGCTGGATCTTTTACGGCCGGGAGATCAAAATGGGAATCGAGACGCGACGAAAGACGATCGGCGAAAACACGTTCGAGCTGACTTTGCTCGGAACCCGGGAAGGTCAGAGGGTCCTTCTTCGTCTGGGGAAGCTTCTGGGCCCCGCGTTTATCGTGATCAAGCTGAAAGGCGCTGACGGCCTGGGGGAAGCGATCCAGACCGCGCTGGGCTCAGCTGACGGGGCTGATCTGGACTTCCTGATCGATACGTTCGCCGCGAAGACTGACAGGATCCTGATCACTGACGCGAAGGCCGGCCCTGGGTCGATCAAGGTCAGCATGTCCGATCAGTACGATTCCACGTTCGGCCGGCGCTACCCCGAAGCCCTGGCCTGGATGGCCTGGGCGATCCAGGAGAACTTCGCCAGTTTTTTCGACGCAAAGGGGCTCGCCCCCTTGCTCGCTCTGTTCCCGGGGCTGTCCAGGTCCGAATCCCAGAAGGATTAGACTGGTTCACCTGGCGGGTCATGACCGATCCCAGGGTATCTGTTTCGCTCAGGGAACTGGAAGAATACTGGACGATCGATGACGTCCTATCGTGCCATGATGCTCTGGACGCGCTAGACGCGGCCGAACACGAAGCGGCCGAACGGGCCACTTCCGACAACCCACGATCCAGAACGTAGCGCTAGAACGGGTGATCCAGTGTCAGCTTTGCGAGAAATCATTGCCAAATTCGGCTTTGACGTTGATTCCACGAAGCTGACACTGGCCGTCAAGGACGTTGACGCATTCGCCACGAAGCTGAAAACCCTGGCGGAGAAACTGGCCGGGGGTGATATCACCACAGGGATCAAGGACATGGTCTCTGATCTGAAAGATCAGACGGCCGAAATCAAAAGCCTGTCCAGGCTCACGGGCCAGACGTTCGCCGAAACCCAGCGCTGGGCGTCAGCTGCAAAGCTCAGCGGGTCCAATATCCAGGCCCTGGCTACGGGCTTCCGCGTTCTCCAAAAGAATGCCGCCGCGGCGGCCGGGGGCGTGGACGAAGCGGCCGGCGGCATTGTCGACGCTGGCGACGGCATGATCGAAGCCGCCCTGGGGAGCAAGGCTAGCAGGGAAGCATTCAAGGCCCTGGGCGTGGACGTGAAGGACGCCAGCGGCCAGATCAAATCTTCGTCTCAGCTCATGGGGGACGCTGGGCTAGCCATTGCTGCGCTTAAAAGCCCGGCTGAGCGCTCAGCGTTTGCAATGAAGATCTTCGGCCGTTCGGGGACGGCCCTGTTACCTATGTTCGCCCAGGGGGAAAAGGGCTTACAGGGGTTCCTGGATACGATCGATCAGCTGGGCGGGGGTATCAGTGACGAAGCCGTCAAAGCCATGGCTGAAAACAGCCGGGCTTCTAAAGAATACGACATGGCGATCCTGTCGTTGAAATCGTCCCTGGTTACCGTGCTTCTCCCGGCCATGACGGCCAAAGTTCAGATCCTTTCCAGGATCGTGGGATGGTGCGTCAAAGCCGCCCAGGGGACTGAGCTGATCAGGTCGGGGGTCATGATCCTGGCTGTGGCCATGCTCTGGCTAAAGCGCGCGGCAATCGACGCCGGGATCAAATCGGCGCTGGCCTGGCTTCCTACGATCGCCCTGTTCGCCGTTCTGATTCTGCTAGTTGACGATATCACTACCGCTTTCAAGGGGGGTGACAGCGCGATCGGTAGGCTCCTGGATAAGATCGGCGGGGCTGGAACCAGCGCGGCCGTTCTGGGGAAAATGGGGAAGGACGCCGAAGATCTGGGAAAGAAGCTGGATATCCTTCCCACGATCGGGGCGAAAGTCGAAGAAGGGTTTTCAGTAGTCGGGGCGTCGATCGTTAGGTTCTTCGTGGACGATATCCCCGAAGCCTGGGGATTCCTGACGAAGGACCTTCACCCGCTGGATTTCCTGTCGAAGCTGAACGACAGTTTCACCCAGGGGTTACTGGACGTTATCCACGGGATCATTAAGTGGACGAAAGACGCGGCCACGGCGATCACTGACGGGATCTCTGACGGGCTTCGGGACGGCTGGGTGAAGGTCAAAGCTACCTTCACAGAGCTTTTCACTAGCCTGAAAGACGATTTCAAAAAGTTTTTCAAGATCAATTCCCCGTCTAAGCTCTATTATGAACTGACCGGGTTTCTTCCTGACGGTATGATCGGTGCTCTGGCTGACGCGGCCCCGGCTGTCAGGTCTCAGGCGAACGATACCTGGGCCCAGGCCATGCCGGGCCAGGGCCAGTTCGCCCCGAATATCAAGGTTCAGACCGTGGCCCCCGCTGGGGGGCGTCAGGGCCCTTCTTCCAGGACTGCTAACGTGGACGCGAAGTATACGATCCAGGTCGTGGGCGGGGCCGGCGGGGGCGTCAGCGGGGCTGTCAGGGAAGGGATCGGCCAGGCGAACGGCGACGGAAACCGCGCTATGCTGGCCGCGCTGGAATCCGAACCGGAAGGCTGATCAATGCCTGTCTATCTTCTTCCTGACGATGGTTCTTCTATCATTGTCCAGTTCGATCTGACGCTGTCAGAGGGCCACGAAGCCACAGCCGAGGTCACGGATCATCCAGTGGAGACTGGATCGAACGTCGCTGACCACATTCGGGCGAATCCCCCGAGCCTGAACCTGGAACTATACGTCACACAGACGCCGATTAATGATCTGGGCGGCCGTGGGTCGATCAATACCTACGAACTGACGATCCCCAAATACGAAGCCCCACTGGCCCCCACGCCTGGGGCTCTGTTCCGTCTGGCTGGGGACGCTATCGGGGCTGTGGTAGACGCGATCACTGGCGGCCCAGTGCCTATTAGAGCCCAGGTCCTGAGCTTCCCTGAGCCCTTCGATCGGGTCAAGGAAACCCATACCACGCTCCTGGATCTGTTGAAGCGGGGCGTTACTTCGTCAGTCGTTACTTCAACGCTGACTTATGATCTAATGGCCCTGACGTCTGTCAGCCTTCCGATCACTGAGCCCGGCGGGGGTTCGTTCGGCCTGGCCATGAAACAGATCAGGACCGTTACCACGGGAACCACGAAGGCCCCGAAGCCGGCCGAAAAAAGAGGGGCCCCAGGCCAGGCTAAGGGCGGCCAGGCGTCGAAGCCAGTGGGCGGAAAGGACGCCGTCAAAGCTTCGTCAGCCGCCGTCAAGGCGTTACAGGGCCTGGGGATCTTGCCATGAGTGATCCGATTGAAATTCCCGTGGCCGAAGATACGCCCCTTTATTCAGAAAGGATCACACTGGACGGCCGGGATTTCCTTTTTGAATTCGACTGGAACGACAGGGAAGGGCGCTGGTATCTTTCGATCCGTTCGGTCAGTGGTTCGCCCCTGGTCCTGGGGATCAAGATCGTGGCAAACTGGCCCCTGCTCCACAGGTTCACGAATCCAGATCTTCCCCCGGGTAACCTGTTCGCGTCCGATCTTTCGCCAGAGGCCGGCGAATCCCCCGGCTTCCTGGAACTGGGGAAGCGCGTCAGGCTACTTTACTTTACCGTGAGCTGACATCATGGCTGACGTCGAATTATTCGATCGCCGGATCAGGGTCGTGGTTTCGACAATCGAGATCAAGGATCTTGATATGGCGTTCCGCGTCAAAAAATCCCTAAAGCCAGAACCAAACACAGCTGATCTGACGATCTGGAACCTGAACCCGGATCACCGATCGGCCCTCGAACAATTGAAGATCGCCCCCGTCATGATCGAAGCCGGGTATAAGGGCGGCGTCTCTACTCTGTTCCTGGGTGACCTTCGGACAGCTACCACGACGCACGAAGGGACCGATTACATTTCCCGTCTGGGCTCGGGGGACGGCGAAAAGAAGATCAAGAAAGCCAGGATCAATGTCAGCCTGAAAAAGGGGGCCGCTACCCCGGCGAAAGTTCTGGAAGCCGTCGCCAGGTCACTGGGCGTGGGGGAAGGGAACCTGAGCCAGGCCATGAGCCAGATCCAGGGGGCCGGGATTGCCAATCACTTCGCCGAAGGTGTAGTGATTAGCGGGTCAGCCTTCCGTGAAATGAATTCGATCTGTCGGTCACTCAGCCTGACGTGGTCAATTCAGGGTGGGAAGCTGCAAATCCTACCGCTGAAAACGGCGCTGGAAGGACAAGCGATCGTCGTTTCTGAAAGAACAGGAATGATCGGATCCCCGACTGTGGATAATGACGGCGTCCTATCCGTGAAAATGCTCCTGGCCCCAGACGTGTTTCCTGGCCGGAAGATCGTCCTGGAAGCTGAGCGCCTGAAAGGTCAATACAGGATCGAATCATGTTCATATTCCGGGGACACACACGGGGGTGACTGGTATATTGATATTGAAGCGAAGAGATACTGACCCATGGGCCTGAGCATTGATCAAGCTGAGCTAATCCGCCGGGCCCTGGAATCCAGGATCCTGGAAGTCTGGACGTCATTCCCGGCCAGGGTCACAGCCTATGACAGCGCCACACAGACGGCTGACGTGGCCCCCGTCATTCGCCGGCCACTACCTACCGAAGACGGGGGTTCAGTCGCCGAAGACTTGCCAGTGATCCCGAACGTGCCGATCCTATTTCCCAGGGGCGGGGGCGATTCATACGCCATGACCTGGCAAATCCAGCCAGGCGATCACGTCCTGGTCCACGTCAGCGCGGTTTCGTTCGCCGGCTGGCGAAGGACGGGCGAAACGTCAGACCCGGGGGACGTCAGATCACACAGCCTGGGGAACGCTTACGCCATTCCAGGGGCGGCGCATAACGCCCAGTCAGCCGCTCTGGCTCAGGCCCAGGACGCCGCCATGGTCCTGGAAGCGCCGATGATCAAGCTAGGGGCTGGGGCTACCGATTTCGTGGCGCTGGCGTCAATCGTGATGGCAAATCTAAACGCCCTGAAAGACGCGATCGGTAACACGGTCGCTGTCCCGAATGACGGCGGGGCGGCCATTATCACGGCCGTGGCCGGCGTCTCATTCACTGACGTGAAAGCCTCGCAAGTAAAGGCGAAATGATATGGCTCTGGGCCTGTCCACGTTCGCCACGAACCCGGCCACGGGTAACCTTGAATTTCCTCTGAGAGTCATTCGCGGGGCCGAAGCCGTGGCCCAGCGAATCAGGATTCGCTTCCGCTGGTTCCTGGGGGAATGGTTTCTGGATACGCGCCAGGGCGTCCCTTACTTCCGGGACGTTCTGATCAAGAATCCTGACCCTATCCTGATCAGCTTCATTTTCCGTCAGGTTCTCCTGACCACTCCCGGCGTCAAGTCTGTGGCGAAGATCCAGGCCGCGCTGGATAAACAGACCAGGGCGCTACAGATAGACTTTGAAGCCACTCTGGATGATGGTACGATCTTAGCCCCCACGGCTGAACCTTTCATTATCGGGTGACCATGCTCGGAACTTACGTCACGCCCCAGGGGCTACAGATTCCGACTGTTCAGGCGCTTCTGGATTCAATCGCTCAGGATCAGAGGTCCACGATCGATCCTCTCCTGAACACGGATCCTGACTCGCCCCAGGGCCAAATGAATGGGATCTTCGCGTCCCACTTGCGTGAGGCGTGGGAAGCCCTGGGCGTGGCCTATAACGGGGGTGATCCGAACGCGGCCGAGGATTTCTTACTGGATGCGATCGGGGCTATCACTGGCACGAAGCGCGCCCCAGCGACGCGATCGAAATTCGTGGGCGTGCGACGGCTTCGCGTGAACCTGAATTCAGGGACGGGCCTACCGATCGGGACTACCTTCCACCCAGCTGGCGACCCTACGATCCTTTTCGCCACGTCTGAAAAGGTCAAAGCCACGGCTGGAACGGGGGATTATTTCGTTTCGGCCCTGTGTACTGTGACAGGCCCTGTCACCTGTAACGCCGGAACACTGACCGTGATCGCGTCCCCCTTCGTGGGCCTGAATTCGGTTACGAACGATTTCGACGCCCAGGTGGGACAGCTGCAAGACAATAACGCCCAGTATCGTTTAAGGCGTGAACAGGAACTGAGAGCGACGGGATCCGGGACAGTGGATAGCCTTCGCGCTGACTTGCTGTCCTACGAAGACGAAAACGGGGCGAAGCCGATCCTAAGCGCGATCGTGTTTGAAAACACGACTGACGCTTTCAACGCGAACGGGCTTCCCCCTCATTCACTGGAATGCCTCGTTTTTGACGGCGTAGTCCCGGCCGTGCTGAACGACACGATCGCTCAGGTGATCTGGAATTCCAAACCCGGCGGGATCCCTGTCGTGGGCGGGTCCTTCGGGACTGCAACGGATAAGATCGGGGCGCTTCGGGTCGTTCGCTTCTCCCGGCCCACGGTCAGCGAAGTGATCGCGAAGGCTACGCTGACGCTGACGAACCCGAATCAGGTTCCGTCCCAGTATGTGGCCCAGGTCAAGCAAGCGATCATCGATCGTTTCGCTTTGAAGGTCAGGCTTCCCGGGGTTGTGATCCGTTGCAATCACTACGAAGCGGCCGTGACCGATATCCCCGGGATCGAAGACTGTCTGATCCAGATCGGTTTCCTGGCTCAGGGGTTACAGGCCGTGGACGTCAATCTAGCCCTGGCCGTTCGTGAAATCGGGTTCATTCAAACCAGCGGGATCACGGTCGTATGATTTTCGACGTCCCCCAGGGAATCGTTTCCGTGGCCGCCGTGGGCGTCTGTAGCGCGGCCAGCTACGGAATCAAGCTGATCACGTCAGAGGTCCTGGCGTATATCCGGGAAGGCCGGGCCGATCAAAAAGAGGTCCTGAAACTGACCCGGGATCTGGTAGCTCAGCTGGGCCTGAGCCGTGAACTATCCGGGATCAAGCGCGCTGTTCTTCGCATGAATTCCCAGGCGTTCACTTGCGAGGCTTGCGGGGGCTGGGACGGCCCCGAAGACGAAAAGCCCAAAGGGCTGAAAGTGTGCGCTTGCTCAGAGCGACCCCCGCCCCTTTCCTCTCAGCCGAAAGCCTGAACCATGCGACGCCATGCGCTAATGCTCCTGTCCCTGTCGATCATCCTGACAGCCCTCGTGTGTCTGTCATGCGCTCAGGGGATCAGCCCTGTGATCAGCATGGCCAGGTCAGGGGCGTCCTTCGTATCCGCGGCCGATCCCTTCCTTCGGTCCAGATACGAAGCCGAGCTGACGGCCTGTCTGGCGCTGGCGAAACCTGACCGGGATCCCTGTCTGGCCAGGGTGCGAAGTGAGTGGGCCCCTATCCGTCAGGGACTGGGGGATCTTCGCGTCGCATGGTGCGAATTCGAGCCGGCCAAATGCCAGGCCCAGGACGCGACGCACAATCAGAAAAGGTGACCCGTGGAAGCTCTGGACATGTTGATCAAGTTTCTGGCGTTCGCCCTTCCGAAGGTCCCAGGCCTGGCTGACGTGGCGAAAGACTTCTGGGGCCAGAACAATCTGGGCCCCATGCCGCCGGATCTGGGGGCGTGGGATGACGTTGACGCGAGGGTCAATCAGGCCCGTGACACTCAAAATGAAAGGGGCCTGTGATGTCCTGGCGTGCTGTTCAATCCCCGAAGAATCCGATCGCTCTCATGGTTGGCTGGCTGATTCCGAATCGCCCCGACCTGGATCAAAAGCTACGGGCCGCCCTTCCGGGCTGGGCGATCGTGGCCACTGACCTGGCCCCGCTGACTGTCACGTCAGCGGATATCCAGGCCGCCAGACGGGCCGTCAAAGCGCCCCAGTCCCTTCGCGTGGCCGGCATGGCCTGGTCAGCCGGCGTCCAGTCCTTGCGTTCGGCGATCGTGTCGAATGCTGTGGAATTCTGGGGCGTGGCCGCTTTCGACGGAACCCACGCCAGGGTTCCCCCCGAGCCCTGGCAAATCACGGTCTGGGAACGCCTGGCCGAACGGGCCCAGGCTGGCCTGGGGCCCTTCGTGGCCACGTCCACGGCCATGACATACACGAAGGACATTCCCGCCGGCCAGAAGGGCCAGGCGTGGCCCACGGGCTGGGTTCTGGCGCGCGCGCTGGGGCGGCCTGACGGCGGCCTGATCCCTGGCGTACCTGTCGAAGACGGGGGCCTTTACGTGGCCTGCTACCCCAGCGACACGGGGCCCACGGCCGCCGCGAAGCACGCCCACGAAGACCAGATCCTGAACGTGGCCCCGCCCCTTCTGGCGCGCTTCTTCGGGCCGGGGCCGAGCCCCGAGCCGGCGGATAAGCCGATCGTCCAGGAGCCCCGCGCCCCCTGGCTGAACCCGTCCCTGGGGCTCGGGGCTCGGCTGGTCCTTTGGGGCCAGAACGAATTCCAGACCTGGAAGGATACTCCACTGGGCGAAAGCCTGGGCCCGAACGATTCGCCCCGGATCCGTGAATACCTGGGGCTTCCCTACAAGCGCCGGCTGACGGGCCAGGCGCTGACGCTTCGGGCCGTGGCATGGTGCGCCGCGGCGGCCTGCTACGGGATCACGGTCTGTTCCCTTTCGGGTGATCCGATGATCGCGATCCGGGTCAGCGGGATCGAACTGGAACAGGACGCGAAGGCGAACCATACCTGGACCCATACCCCCGAGCCGGGATATCTGATCATCATGAGCCGTCCCGGCCCCAGCTGGGGGCGGCATGTCGGGATCGTGATCAGCGTCAACGCCGATGGCACGATCACGATCGTGGCCGGGAATGAAGGGGATACCTGGGGCGAACGAACGATCGCGCTGACTGACGCCGTCATTCTGGGTTACGTTCCGATCAGCTGATCGCCATGCCCTACGATATCACGCAATCCCCAGACCACGCCGATCGGGGCGTGGCGAAGTTCCTGGAACAGTTCAAAAACGATCCAGGGCTGGACGCCGTGACAAGGTCCTACCTGAACCGGGTTCAGGAACTGGAAAACGCGATCTGGGAAGTGATCCTGATTCGGGGAATCGATCTGTCAGAGGGCGTGGGCCTGGACGTGATCGGCCGGGTCGTGGGGCGTGCTCGGCTGGGTCTGATCGATTCGGACTATCGGATCGCGCTTCGGGCCCAGATCCGAATCAACCGATCGTCTGGGACGCCAGAAGACTTGATCGCCGTCGCCGTGCTTTCGATGCCGGCCGGGTTTACGTTCTCTTATGACGAATTCCCCACGGCCACGATCGTGGTTCACGTGAATGAACAGGTCGGGTTTAATATCCAGGTCCTGTTTGATAACCTGAATCGAACCAGGGCTGGGGGCGTGCGTCTGCTCCTGGAATACCCTTCGATCGACGCTGACACGGCCTTCGCGTTCTCTAACGTCAGCGCCACAAGTGATCCCTTGAAAGGGTTCGGCGACGCTGTTACACCGCTTCCTAGCGTGGGCGGATACCTGATCTCTGTGATCAGTTCATAGGTGAAAGCATGTCAAGGCCGAAGGGGAAAGCTCGAATCTGGTCCAGTGATCCGACGTATCCCGCCGGGGCGAACGTCTGGAACAATGCACCCAACAACGCCACGAAGGTGGACCCGGGGGATTCAGCGGTAGCTGGGGGCGTCGTTCCTGATCGCCAGTTCCCGGCCCAGTATTTCAATCAATACCAGAACGAACAGTCAGCGCTGACGGCGTACCTGGACACGATTGACGTCCTGAACTGGGGAGCACCGATCGCCACGGGGCTGGTAGTTGCCTACTCGGGGGCGTCGATCACCTGGGATTCCTACGTGGGGCGAACCTGGATCGTGGGCCTGGACAACGCAAACAGGGGCGATGTCTGGTTCAGCTTCAACGGCCTGACGTGGTCAAACGAAATCCTGGGCCTGGGCGTCAATCCCGGCTTCGCGTCGATTGCAGCTGATCCGACTGACGGATCTATGTGGATCGTTTCCGATATCAATTCGGCGCTGGGGAAGATCTACTTTCTGGCCGCGCCCATGGGGGCCTGGGTATCGTTCACCCTGGCCACGAAAGGTTTTTCCGCAATCGTCTGGGATGACTACGAAGCCGCGTTCGTGCTCCTGGGGAAGGGTTCCACGAACCATCCAGAGATCTGGACGAACCCCGGCGGCTCGGCCGTATCGGCCACGGTCGGGAACGCGGCCAGCTACACGGGGGCGATGCAAGTTTGCGCGCTGGGTCCAGGCGTGAAACTGGCCGTGGGAACGACAGGGGGCGGCCTGTCAACAGAGCGCCTCTGGGCGTCCACGACCCTGGCCGGCCCATGGGTCGATCGGGGCTACGTTCCGGGGGTCGTGGGGGGAACTGGAACGTTCCGAGCCATGGCCTACGGGGCCGCTGACGGCGTTTTCATGATCGTGACGGGAAGCGCGTCAGGGGATCAGATCTTCACTTCGTCTGACGGCCTTTCCTGGGCGCTCAGATTCTCTTCTAACTTCTGGGTTTTCTTTTCGCTGGTAGCCAGGGGCGGCGTCTGGGTAGCTCAGATCAAGGATCAGAACAATGTCCTGGGCCAGGCGATCAGCACTGACGGGGGCGTGTCCTGGGTCCAGGTCCCCTGGATGTATAACCAGTCAGCTCTGGCCGCCGGGCTCACGGTCCTGGACGGCCGGATCGCGTCGCTTGCGAGTAACGCCAGCGTGTCCCTTTCGCTCAGGACCCGCTAGACCAGAATCCCCAGCCGGGCCCTGATCTCGCTCAGGGCCTGGGACAGGTCGGGGAAGTCCTGGATCGCCCGTTCCAGGGTTCGCCGTTTCGCCCCCAGCGCGGCGGCCGTCTTCGTCAGGTCCCTATTCTCGCCATAGCTCTGGACGATTGCCGCGATCATGGCCGGCCTGGTTTCATCCAGGGTAAGGCGTGCTCGAATGTCAGAGGTCTGGCCGCTTCCGCGCGTGGGCTGGGGCATGGGGATCAGTGTCCCCCGCTCAGGCAAACATTGCAATACCTGCTACCGGGGGCGGCCAGGAACGGACAGCGCTTCCCCTGAGCGTGGGCCGTGCAACGGCCGATATCCTGGGGCCGTGGATCCGGCTGGGGCCTGGCGTTACGCCCTTCCAGGTACGCGCTCAGCGCTTCATTGATCTGGAAGGGCGTCAGGGTCTGGACGCCCCAGACCTTCGACAGACGCACGATCCGGCCCTCTCCTGACGTATGCCGGCCGGCGGCCGTGGCAAGATCACGAAAGATGACGGCGAAGCCCTGGGGGGCGCGCTGACTCCTAGCGACCCAGCCCAGCGTGGCCCCCACGATCAGGGCGAACAGGAACATGATAGGGATCATTTGAAACCTTCCTTCGTTCAGGTGAGCCTGGGTTATACGTCAGCGCTGACGTAATATCAAGCAAAAGAAAACGGCCCAGATCCCTTTCAGGACCTGGGCCGCTTCGGCCGCCGGGGGCGTCAGCTCACGTGATCGAATCGAGGGGGACGGCGCTGATCTTGTAGCGCTTCCCGTCCTTGCGGAACGTGGCGACCATGACCGAGCCGTCCGGCATGGGGAGCTTGTGGGGGCCGGGGCCGTGGTCCTTGACGATCTGGGCGATCGTGACGCCGGCCCCGTCTTCCAGCTTCTCCACTTCCTTCGACGCGGCGAGGATGACGGCGTAGTCCTGGCCGACCGTGGCCATGACCGTGGACTTATCGATCTTGCTCATGTTCTGGATCTCCCTTTGGGGTAGTTCGGGGGCCCGAATCCGGGCCGGTTTCGAGTTACGGTTATGACAGACGAACGGCCTGGACGTCAATCACTAATCGTCAGGGTCGTTCGGTTCGTCCCAGCCTTCCGTGACCACGCGAAAGCTAGTCACCCGATACTGGGCCGGGACAGGATCAGAGGGCGGGGCGTCAGGCGCTCTGGTCACGTGGCCGAAGTTATAGTCAGGCTCTTTCGGCGTCAGCCCCTGAGCCGGCTCAGGGGCGATCGGAACCCGGCGAACGGGGGCGAAGACCTGGACAGGGTTACCCGTCGTGGGCTCCTGGGGGCCCAGGATGGCCCTGACCTTCGACGCGGCGGCCAGGGCCTGGGTCGTGGCTTCGGGTAAACCCGGGGGCCACTTGTGAGCCCAGCCCATTTTATCCCAGGCCCTTTTCAAGGAGGCCAGTTCTCGCCAGCCGATCAGATCCCGGCCGGGGCTCAGGAACACGGCCGCTTTCAGGACTTCCAGATCGCTGGCCGGGCCTTCCGTGAACAGGTCGGAAACCAGACGGGAAGCCATACGCTGGGCCGCGGCCAGGATCACGGGGCTATAATTCTCCTGACCACGATCAGAAGCCCAGGCGATCAAGTGGGCGGCCAGCGCGCAACGCTGGGGAAAGGTCAGCTTCGTGATCATGACCCGCCCCCGTCAGCCAGGATCCGATCCCTGAGCCCCAGCGCCGTATCCAGCGCGTTCGCGATCGGGTCTGACTTGTACCCCTCCCCCTCGCTTCCGTCATCCTTGCAGGGCTGGAACAGGCCAGCCCGGGCCAGTTCAATGGCCCGGGACACGGCCACGAATTCGGTCACGTTCCCGTCAGAGCGGCGCATGATGTAGTCAGTAACGTCCTGTTCGCGCTCAGCATAGGTCAGGACGTGAGCCACGCGAGGGGGCGGGGCCGCCGGCATCGGATCCCAGGGCGTGTTCCCGTCTTCCAGATCCGTGACCCGGCGATCCGATTCCTTCGCCAGATCGCGGAACCCGTTCCTGATCGCTACCCATTCGTCACAGGACCTGGCATCCGACGTCAGCCGAGCCAGGAGCATGTTCAGCGTGGCGATCATTTCGGGGGTCGTGATTCGGTTCGTGGACATGGTCAGGGCCTTTCGTTCAGGTGAGCCCGGGCAATACGTCAGAGCTGACGCACGGTCCAGCAAAAAGAAACGGGCCCGATCCTTTTCTGGATCGGGCCCGTCCTTCGGCCGGCGCTCAGCCGTGGGTCAGCGCTGGCTGATCCAGCGTTCTTCGTATTCCCAGCACGCCCCCACGTCCAGGCCCGTGGCCGGGTCACAGACCAGACCACAGGCCGGGTTCACGAACCCGACGCAATCGCCGGCCGTGACGCACGTCTGATCGTCGGGGCTCAGCCGCCCCCGGCCGTAGCAGAGATCCGCCGGGTCGTGGTCGTCCACGCAAGCGCCGAACTCGCCCAGACACGGCGTCACGAAACACGCCTTGCAGCTGGCCGAGCCCGGGCCGCCGTTGATTGAAACCGGGGGCGTGGCGTACATGATCCCAGAACAGGGGCTGGAACAGTTCGCGGCCATGCACGCTTCCAGATCGGCGAAGACCTGATCCGTGGCCGGGGACGTGGGGCCGAGCATGGCGGGGGCGTTCGTCTCCTGAACCCAGGTCAGGAGCAGATCGACGCAATAGGACGGCTCAGGGGCCGAGCCGCCCCCGCCCCCCGAGCCGCCCTGATTCAGGTCCTGGACCGTGGGCCGGCCGCGGCCCGGGGGCTGGGTCAGCTGGGGGGCGTGGGCCCGAAGGTAGCCCTGGGCCAGGGCATCTTCGTAGCGGCTGACGGCGGCCGGGTCGGGCTCGGCCGAGCCGCCGGCCCCGCTGTCCACGGGGCGGGTCTGGGAACTGCAAGCCCCGAGCACGGTCAGCGCCAGAGCAAGAAACGCGATCCTTCGATTCATGGTGATCCCCTTCGCCCTGAACTGGGCGCTGGATCACTACCACGAATCAGCCAGGGATCAAAAGGAACCCGGCGGGAAGGATCTTCCCAGCCCCGCCATGGGTCACCTTCACCCTGAGCTGATGTCCGTTCACGATCGTGGGTACGGTCCAGCTGAGCTGATTCGGGACGTTCGCCGTCAGGCCGTTCGTTCCCCCGGTCACCTTCGTGGTCTTCGTGCTGAGCACGACCGGATTCGCCCCGGCGTTGTCGTAATCCAGGAACGTGAAGATCAGCCAGTCGGTATCACTTCCGATCACAGCCGAGCCGGGGACGATCTGGGGCTGACCCCCGAATGCGAAATCGACCCCCGTATTATTCGACATCAGGATTTGTTCCGGGACATCGGTCCCGGCCGGGATCGCCGTGGGGAAATTGACGATGAATCCCCGCGTTGCAGTGGGCCCCGTGGGCCCCGCGTCCCCCTGATCTCCCTTCGGACCCGTGACGGGCCCGGGCCCCGTACCGAAGACGAACGCCCCCGAAGCGGCCGTGATCGCCTTGATCTTGACGTTCCAGGAGCTGACGCCAGTCCCGGCGATCAGCGTCGTGTCAACGCCGGTCAGATCCGTGATCGTGACCGAACTCCCTTCCCCTTCCGGTAGCTGGATCCACTCGGCGGGGGCCGCCGGGATTCCGTCGCCGTCCAGGTCTGTGGTGATATGAATCGCGGCCACGAACGCGGCCACGGACCGAACGAAACTGATCTTGCTCATGGCCCCAGGGTATCACAGGGGCTCAGCCCTTGCTGGCTTGCTCGGCCGCTTCCTGGATCTTTCTTAGATCCCTAAGCTGTTCAATGCTCAGCCCGGCCACAAGCTCTGTCCCTGTGTCGATCTTATCGGTCGATTCGCCCAGGGCCAGGCGCTCTGTCCTGACGCCCCGATCGATCAGCCGTAGGACGTCCCGAACCTGAATCAGTCCTGGCATGCCGTCAGGTCTGGAAGCGACCTTGATCCACTTGTCCAGTTCGTGTTCGCCCAGGGTTTGAAGTTTCCTCGCCAGTTTCCCGTGTCGCTCAGCACGCTGGGCCGCGTCTTCGCGCGTGACCTGTTCGATCGTCTGAACCCTGAGCGCGTCAAGGTGCATGTCGAAGGCCCGGGCCCTGTCGATCCAACCGTCTTCCCAGCATAGGGTTTGCAGCTGGGCCCAGGACACAGGGCACGAAGGCGCTTTCGCTACATCGATCAGCCGGCGGGGGATCGGCTGGGCCAGGTAAAGCTGGAAGCACGCCCAGGAAAGATCCGTGTCAAAGGGCTGGCGTGTCCAGGGCTCGGCCGGATTGTAGTCATAGACGCCCACGCCCCGAGCATAGCAGGGGGCGGGGCGCTGGGGCTAGTGTCCTTCACTGGCCCGGCCTAGTTGCCAGGCCAGCCGTCTGGCCGCGTCGCTCTGGGCGACCGTGATCAGGCCCCGGCGTTCGTCTGTCAGGGCGTAATCCCAGACGGCCCCGGCCAGCAATCGAAGCACGAAGATCGCGATCGGGCTCAGGGGCTGATCACGGTCTGGATCCGTGGCTTCCCAGGCTTCCCGCTCCTGGCGCTGTGTGCGGCTCATGATCGCATGCTCGCACGGTCCAGGGCCGCGGCCAGCTTCGTCAGCTGACGCTTCCGCCGTCCTTGCCATTGCCCTGGGTTGTCATGTCGCCAGCCGAACCCGGGATCGAACGCCATGCTTTCGAGCACGGCCCCGGCCAGGAATTGCAGGGCCCAGAAGTGGATCGGGCTCACGGTCGCCACCTGGATCCCAGGTAGTGGGCCAGGGGACTGGGGACGTGTTCGTCAGGACAGTGAGCCTGGCCCAGACCGTAGATCGGCTCAGCGGCCCGGAACAGGTGGCCGAAGGCCCTACCCTGGCAACGGGCCGCGGTCAGTTCTTTTCCAGGTATGCCTTCCCCGAAACCCTGGGCCCCGGAACAGGCCATGGCTTCGGACAGCTGATCCTGGATCGTGTCGGGAACATGGCGGGTCATACCTTCGGCCCTACGTGCGCGGCGATTACTCGGGGCAAGCGAACCAGGACCCGCTGGATCCCGTGTCTCTGACCCAGGTCATAGGCCAGTTCAGCGGCCCGGAAGGCATGACCCAGGGCCGCCCCGTGATATTCAGCCTTCGCCAGTTCGTCCTGACGATCGGCCGCGGCCCTGCAACCATAGGCCAGGTTAACGACTATCACCAGACGATTGCCGATCCTGTCCTTCACTTCGGATCCCCCGGCTACTGATCGATCACTTCGTAGCTTCGATCGCTCAGCTCAGCCCGCAAGCGCTGGATCTCCTGGGCCTGTTCGCCATTGACCACGATCACGGCGTCATAGTGTTCCCGGGCTTCTTCCAGCTTTGCTTTCAGAGCCCGGTGGATCCGGCGCTGGGTGCGCTTCTGGGCCCTGTTCACGGCTCACGCCCCCCAGCATCCTTCCACGCCTTGCGCTCCTGGGTCTCCTGGGCGTCAGCCATGGCCCGAAGCTGGGTCATACAGGCTTCTTCCGATTCCCCTTCTTCCCGCTCCACTTCCCAGCCGAACCAGACCTTTTGAGTGTGGCCCCGGCCGAACTTCCCCAGTTCGATGGTTCGCCCGTAACTGACCGATTTTACTTTCATGATCTGATCTCCCTTCGGGCCTGAGCCCTGTTCACTTCCCGCCCCCGCCCCCGGTCGTGGCCCCGGTCGAATCGACCCAGCACGGGAACCCGGCGTCAGCCGAGCACGGGGGAAGCGACGTCTGGATCGGGGGGCCGGCTGGGCCCACAAGCTGGGGGTCCCCGTCTTCGCCACCCTGGCCCCCCGAGCCGCCGTCCCCTTCCGAATCCCCGGCGTCCCAGTGGCGAGGATTGACGGCCGAGCACCCAGCCAGGAGCAGGGCCGCGATCAGGATCAGCTTCGTTTTCATCTTCGTGATCTCCCTTTGGTTCAGTCTACCCCAGAACCCAGGGTCCGATCCAGAAAAGGATCGGGCCCTGGGTTCTGGGCCCGAAGGCCCAGGCCGCGTTCAGGGAAGCGTCAGCCGAACTTCCACCTGACGGCCCCGGTTCGGTTCCACCTGTTCGGTCCCCAGGGGCTTCCCCAGGTCAATGGTGATCCAGCGCGTCCCCACGGCCTTGACGTTGTGGAATTCGTTAACCAGATTCAGGCCGTCCAGCCCCGACCCCTGGACGGCTTCGGGCCCGAAGTAGCCCTTGATCCTGACCACAGGCTTGACCTTGAAAAGTTTCTTGAAAGTGGCGATCACGCCCTGGATCTCTGTGGCGCTGGGCTGGGTCAGGACAAGGGCCGAGCCAGTGATCGTGATGGTTCCGGGATTCATCGTCGGGGCCTTTCGTTCGGGTGCGCCCGGACAATACGTCAGCTCTGACGCATGGTCCACGTAAATCGACCCCGCCCCCGAAAATAGATCGGGGGCTGGGTCGGGGCTCAGCGCGCCAGGTGGTATTCGACGATCAGATCCGGGACCTGTTCCGGGACCAGATCCAGCGTTCGGCCCCCGGTCATGTCCAGACGCACGAACAGGCGCTGGATGACCACGACCCGGCGGGGCTCCTGGAAGGACACGGGAAGGCCCGTCATGACGGCCCGGCGGCTGACCGTGGGGGCCGCGATCTTGATCAGGGGGTAGCTTCCAGTCAGGGCTTCAAACGCTTCCACCCTGCTCCTGATCGCTTCACAGGTCATGGGCCCGAAGAAGACGGCCCGGCCTTCCCGGATCTCAATTCGGTTTTTCACAGCTTCCAGATCCGGCGGCCAGCGCCCTGACCTTCGGCCGCGATCACGCGCTCGCCCAGGAGCATGGCCACAGCGTCACGCCAGACGCTGGAATCCCCGACCACGCCCACGGCCGTTTTCAATTCGCCGGGGCTTTTCTTCGTCCCCTTCGGGTCCAGGGCGGCCATGATCTTCTGGGCCAGGGCCTGGGTCTTCGTCTGATCCTTCTGGGCCGGGGCGTCAAAGCTGACGTCAATCGTGGCCCCACCCTGGGTCGCTTGCGTGGCCCCTTCGATGATCAGGGACGCTGACATACCCAGCCCCGAAACGTCATTCCGAAGCGTACTCAGCGCGTCCAGGTATGCCTGGCGAAGCGCCGGGTTCCTGTCCAGGAGCAGGTTCAGAAGCCACAGCTGATCGGGTTTGATCCAGTCCTTCATAGTCTCAATTCCTTTCGGGTGAGCCGGGACAATACGTCAGCCCTGACGCATGGTCAAGGGTCTGGATCCAGAATTCTGGATCGCCGATCGGTGTAGGTAAAGGTCACACTTCCCCGACCCTGGCCAGGGCTGGCTGTCCTACATCATCCCACGTCCAGGGCTCTGGCCATGTACTGAAGGTCGCGCCAGAGGTCCAGATCGGGGCCGGCTCTGGCCAGGCTCTGACCATGGCCAGAGCCTGAACATGACCTGGCCATGCCTACGCCGATCGGTCGATTTGCTCAGTTCCAGTCCTTCTGGCCACTAGTGGAGTAAAACCTATTAAGAAAGCCCAAAATCTTCGATCTGTCTTACATGAGAATACATTTTATAGAAATCGGGGGGGTCCTTAAAGGTCTTTAGACACGCTGGACAGGCCATCCCTGGCCATAGCTACCGCGCGCCAGAGCCCCGAGCCTGGCCGGATACGTAGCTTAGAAAACTAAGATTCGTCCAGGGCGTGGATTCGGCGTTGACGCCGGCCCTGAAATACTTCCTAGTGGGGGACCATGACTCGCAAGGAAGCCAATCAAGCCTTCGGCCAGGTCCTGAGCCAGTTCAGAGCCAGGGCGGGAAAGACCCAGGCCCAGACGGCCGAAGCCCTGGGCGTGGACCCGGCCACGATCGCGAACTGGGAGAACGCCAGGGCCGAGCCCAGGGCGTCCCACGTCATGCGTCTGGCGCTGTTCTTCGGGATCCAGGTCGTGGACCTGTTCCAGGCCCTGACGGATACGCTGAACGGGTCCAGCCCTGTTCCCCCGCCCCCGGAATCCTACGCGGGGCCGATCACGGGTTCACGGGTCTAGTGCAATACCTGGGCGGAAAATCTAAGTGGGGCCGCCAGATCGTGGACGTGATCGAACCCTGGCGGGAACCCGGGGCGCTATTTGTCGACGTGTTCACGGGGGCGCTAAACGTGGTCCGGCATGCGAAGGCCCCCCGGATCGCTCTGGATCTTTGCCTTCCCCTGATCACGACCCTTCGGGCCACCCAGGCCGGCTGGGTTCCACCTGAGAGCGTCAGCCCTGAGCTATACGCCAGCGTAAAGGCGAACCCGAACCCCCAGGATCCACTGACGGCGTTCGTCATGTTCGGCCGCTCTTATGGGGGGAAGTGGGGCGGGGGTTACATGCCGGATTTCAGGCAAGTAAACCGCAAAAACGATGCTCGAAATAAGGTAGAAAAAAGCGGCCAATGGGTCGCACATTCGACAGTGAAAAAACTCCTGGACTGTCGGGATCTGGAATTGTTCCACCTGGACTACCGCCAGATCCCCGACCCGCCCCCGGGGACGATCATGTATGCGGATCCACCATACGAAGGAACGACGGCATATAACGGCGTCCCGGCCTTCGATCCCCAGGAATTCTGGGCCCATGCCCTGTGGTGGCACAAATGCGGCGCGCTGGTCTTCGTTTCGGAAGGGGCAGGAGCCAGGCCGCCAGCTGACTGGCTGGTATTCAAAGAGTGGGATCAGCAATCCGCCCTGGCGTCAGATAAGACCCGGCGAAGGACTGAACGCCTTTACGTTCACAGGTTCAGCCCCATGGGCCTGAGCATTCAAGGGGGCCCCTGTGTCTGACGATACCGTCCGATTCTCTGTCTTTCACCATGCGAAGGACGGGATCCCGAAGGCCGGCGGCCCCATGCCCTGGGCCCAGTTCGTGGCCGGGCTCGGCCCCTGTCATCGTTTCGACGTGGCCGATAAGAAAAAGGTCCCCATGTTCAGCCCGGCGGAATTCAAACCCGGGCTTCCACGAATCGGTAAGAACGTGGTCAGGGTCTGGTTCGGCGTCCTGGATCTGGACATGGTCACGGCCGATCAGCTGGCCGAAGTGTGCGGCAAACTGGAAGGGCTGGACGCTGTTCTATACACGTCCTGGCGTCATCCGTTGACGGCCGCCCAGGGTCTCTGGCGGGTCCGTGTCTGTGTTCGCCTCTCACGGCCGATCGAACCCCCAGAGTGGCCGTCATTCTGGCTGAGCTTTTCGGCCCACTTCTGTGGCCTGAACGATCCGTCAGACAAGGACATTAACCGCTGTTACTTCGGGCCCAGCGCCCCGCCGGGAACTGATCCCCGGCTCTGTCACTTCGTCACGTTCCAGGGCGGCCCCTTGCAGGTCGACACGATCACCGATCACAGCTTCGGCCGAAGCACGGCCAGCAAGGCTGACAAGGTGACCCGGGAACGGCTCGAACGCCTGGCCCAGCGCTGGAAGAAGTCCAGGGACGGTTATCGATCCGAACTGGGGGAAATGCTGGCGAAACTGTGCAAGGGCCTTCCCTACGCTGACGCCGGGAATCGGGACAATGCCACGTTTCAGCTTTGCCAGGACCTGGCGAAGGAACTTCCAGACGCTGACCACGCATCGATCGCGGCCCACTTCGCCCAGTCCTTGCAGGTCATGCCAGGACGCGACGCGATCACGGAAGCTGACGTGATCGCAAAGCTCGAACGGGCCGCGGAAAAGGTCATGGCTGAGACCCTGGCCCAGGAGCAGATCCAGATCGCCGAAGGGAAGCTCAGGATTCGACAGGCGTTCGCACACATAGACCCAGAGCGAGACTACCCCTACCGGGAAACCGAACTGGACGCCATGGCCCTGACGTGCGCTTGCACGCGCGAAGAACTCAGGAAGCGCTGGGTGATTCAGCGAAGGACCACGTTCTATGTTCTGGGCCCCGGGGGGACGTATTCCCCGGCCTACTCTGACAAGGACGTCGGGAACGCGATCCTTCGTGACCTGGCCCCGGCCGTGTCAGCTGGCGTGGATCTCTGGACCCAGGGCCAGACGGGCGAGTCAGTACGTAAGGGTCTTCCAGCGATCATGGGTGAATTCGGGTCCGTGGCCACTGACTACGTCCAGGACCTTCGGGCCCAGGTGGCCAGGTATGACGCCAGCCAGCGAACCTTCATTGACGCCCCCTGTCCCCTTCGGCCGCTGACGCCGGCTTATGATCAGGATGTAGCTGACTGGCTGTCCGTGGCCATGGGTGACAATCTCCCAGACGTTCTGAACTGGATCGCCCAGGTCACGAACCTGGATCAGATTTGCGCCGCCCTCATGCTGACAGGGGCCCCCGGGATCGGGAAAACGCTCCTGGCCCTGGGGCTGTCCAGGCTCTGGACCACGAACCAGCCCACGGACCTGGATTCGGCCCTGGGGGACTGGAACGATTCGATCAGCCGCTGTCCCCTGATTCTGGCTGACGAACAGTTACCGAAGGACTGGCGGGGCCACGGCCGAACGGCCGAGCTTCGACAGTTTATCGCGGCCAGGTCCCGACCCTTCAAAAAGCGCTATCATGACGAAGGAACGATCATCGGGGCGATCCGGCTGATCATTACTGGCAATAACGAAGACATGCTGGGCCTTTCAGAGCATTTGACGGCCCACGACATTGAAGCGATCGGCGATCGGTTCTATCACGTCAGGGTTCGTCCAGAGGCTGGCGAATTCCTGACCATGGTTGACACGGCCCGGCTAGTCCAGGGCGAAGGGATCGCCCGTCACGCGCTCTGGCTTCGGGATAACTACCCCGTCCAGCGAAATGGCCGCTTCCTGGTCAAGTCTCCTGACCGTGAGTTTTACCGCGGCCTAGCTACCCGGGCCGGCATTCGCTCAGCTGTCCTTCAATGGCTGATCGGTTACCTGAAATCCCCGGGTCGGATCGACACTCGGGGGGACCTGGACGTCAGGGTCAAGGACGGGGGCCTATACGTCAAATCCCAGGCCGTCCTGGATTCATGGGCGATCTACGTCACGAATGAACCCGTTCCCCCGACCGGGAAGCTAGCCCAGGCGATCGGCGAACTGTCCACGAAGCGGGAACACTTGACGAAGCCCGGGGGTAAATCCGCCCACTATCGGCTAATCGACCCGGATCACCTTCACGCCTGGGCCAAACAGACCGGGTTCGCTGAGCGGGAAGAAATCGATCAGGCCCTGAGCGTCGACACGGAAACCCGGATCCGGGCCCTGATCAAGGTCCCGGGCATGTAGGGAAACGCCCCACCTAAATTAGTTCAGGTCGAAAAAACGCTGGACTGGACGGCCGGGAAAACTTAGATTCAGCGAACCCCCGGACGGCCCGGGGGCCGGGTTCAGTTTCAATGACACGAAGTGTCAGCGGGGCGTTTGCTTCGTATGGGCGTTTAACGGGGCGGCCTGTTACTCGCGGCCTGTGGAATCCAGGCGCTGACCCATCGCTCTAGGCCAGGCGATAGATAGGTGGAACGGTTTACGACCTTCGCCGTTCCCCTGCTAGCCAGTGTCGACTAATTGGAAGGTCAGCCCAGGCATGGGCTACCCGGGTTCGATTCCCGGCCTGGCACGAATTCAGAATCAGGATCTAGTAAAGGACCACGGCCATGGCGGGAAAGAATTCACAGGCTCAGTTCAAAGAAACCTGGGGTGCTTCGTCCACGACCACGATCGGGGCCGTGTCCCCGGAATCGATCCTGATCGTGGGTCACGATATCCCCCTGGATGACACTAACCAGGATTGCTGGGACGAAGCCCGGCTGATCTGGTCCCTGGCGAACCCGATCGACCCCCAGCACGTTATCACCCGTCTGGACCTGGGCGGGAAGATCCCGGCCGTGGACGTGATCAAGCGCGACGGGAAGATCCTGGCCGTGGACGGCCGGCGGCGCATCATTGCGGCCAGGGCCGCGAACAGGCTGATTCTGGCCGGCGGGGGTTCCCCCGACGAATTGATCGAAATCCAGATCATTCCCCTGAATAAAGGGGCTGACGTGGAAGTGTGCGTCAGGGGCCCGAACGCGGGCCGGCTGGACGATCCGCCCTACGTCAGCGCGAAGAACGCGGCCAGGCTCAGGGCTCGGGGGAAGGACAACGCCCAGATCGCCCAGATCATGGTAGTGACGCCGATCAGCGTCACGAACTGGTTCTTTTACCTGGACGTGGACCCGGCGATCCGGGCCATGGTCGAAGATCCGAACCTGAACAAATCGGATCGCCTTCCGTTCGCCATGGTCGTGGAACTGGGGAAGCTGTGTAACCCGGCCGATCCCGACGATTCCAGGGGCCCGGAACAGTATCAGCGCCAGGCCACGGCTCTGGACTACCTTCGACGCACGAACGCCCCCCTGACGGGCGAACGGGGCCGGGAGAACGCGAAGGCCGTGGTTCGGGCCCTCATGTCTGGCGAGGCGTTGAACCTTCCCCGTTCGCCGAATGACGAAGACGAACAGGACGGGCCGATCCTGATCCAGGTCCCGCCGGGGACGCCGGGGATCGAAGGACTGACGGGCCAGGATCAAGGCGTGACGGGTTCGGCCGAAGCCCAGGCCCTGGCGTCCCAGCCCGGCGCAATTCGTCAGCGTGGGGGCGCTACGGGTCAGCGCGGCCCCACGCTCAGCCAGGGCTGGCACTTGACCAGCCGGGCCATGCGAGAAGTCTTCGCCCGAATCGAGCCCACGGCCGGCCAGCCCCTGAAAACCGAAGCCGATCGGGTCGCTTATGCCGTGCTGGCTGTGGTCACGGGCCAGGACCCGCACGGCGACGGCCTGAAAGACTGGCCCTACATCCAGAACGCTTTCAAGGGCGTGGTTCGGTCCCCCGTGATCGACCCGGACAAGTGCCAGAACCCGACCTGTGATCGGGGCCATGACACGAAGCGAAAGGACACTTGCAAGAAATGCGAGGGGACGGGGAAGGCCCCCGCCCCGAAGCCGGCGGCGGGGAAGAAGAAGTGAAGGGAGATCACCATGGGCGACAAGATCACGCATATCACGATCACGGACATTGAAACCACGGGGCTCTGTGGCCCGAACACGACCGATGATCAGATCATCGAAGTGGCCACGTTGAAGGTCAGGCTGGCTGACCGTGCGATCGTCGGCTGGTTCAGCACGCTGATCAAGCCCCACGGAACCGATCAGACCGTGGCCGGCTTCTTCGGCCACGACCCGGCCCCGCTGGCCTGGGACCTGGGTCAGTACCACCTGGACGGGGGTCACTTCACCTTCGTGGATCAGGCTGAGTGGGATCGGGCCATGACGCTGGAAGCGGCCCTGACCCGGCTGGCTTTCGAGTTCTTCCCGGGGGCTACGTTTTGCGGGAATAATGTCCCCTTCGACGTGCGCCACTACCAGCGCGATTTCGCCGCGCTGAACATGCCCTGGCCGAAGACTGATTATCATGTCGTGGATCTCACCAGCCCGGCGATCTTCCTGGCCATGACGGGCCAGATCCCCGGCGTCAGCCTTCGACATTCGGCGAAGTGGGCCGGCCGTGGCCCCCAGAAACACAGGGCTCTGGAAGATTGCCTGGACGTTTACGCCGTCTTCTGGGCCATGTTCGATTTCTATACAATGGGAATGCACCCTGGGGACAGTCACGGCCCCTACTTCGTCCTGGGTGAGGGCGTCAGCCCCTTTCCGGGTTTCAAGCCCGAACCCCTGACCATGACCAGCCCCACTCTGACGCTGACCCAGCCCACGACCGTGGGGGTCGTCGCCGATCTGGTCCTGGGGGATCTTCCCGTCGTTCGCCAGCCCCGTGACCCGGCCGATCACCTGAGCCCGGATCGTGACGAAGCGCCGGCCCACGACTGTGGCCACGCCAGCTGTCATCATAAGCACGGCCCGATCCACTGATCATGGCCTGGGTCAGAATCCCGAACCGGAAGGTTCGTCAGACGTGGGACGCCCTGGCCAGGAAGGGCCAGAGCCCCTTCCCCGGGCCGTGCGTCAAGGCTCTGGCCCCGGCGGATTGTCCCGCTCTGTCAGGGCCCCTTCCCGTCGATTACGAAGCGTGCGGGACCTGTGGATACGATCACGCATACGAACCCGAAGAAGCCGCCAGGGTGAACCATGGGGCGAAGTAACCACGTTCAGATCAGGGCCTGTCAGAGGGCCTGGGCCGGCGGCCCGTCAGCCCTTCTGGGAGAAGCGATCAAGGCTGTGGATAAGAGCCAGGCTGACTGTCCCCACGCCCCCGAAGACCACAGGACGGGCCTAGCCACTCGAACGACACAGACCCTGAAACAGGGCGAATCGATCCTGTGGTGCGTCAATTGCTCGAAACTCCTGGATCACGAATTCGCGGCCGGGGGTTGACATGGCGATCAGGACTTACGATCTGGATTCGGTCCAGGTCACCTTCAACGGGCTGGCACTGGACCCGGGGATCCTGAACTATCGCTGGGCCCCTGTCCTTGACGATCGGGTCAGGCCGTCACACAGGATCACGCTGACGAACACACAGCGAATCAAGCCCAGGTATCGATCAGCGTGGAAGAAGCCGCCGGCCACGCCCTGGCGTTCACGCCCTCACGGGTCCTGGGCTGTCTGGCGTGCCAGTTCCCCGGGCCGAGCATGGGCCGAATCCCCGATCCAGACCATGCTGGCGTGTCGCCGCTTGCTCAGGTTCTAGGCCATGACCGGGGCGCATACGTGGGCGCTTGATCGGGACCTGGGCCAGGCTCGGCTTCGGAAGGACCCAGAAGGGGCGATCCGAATCATGGCCGCGATCCTGGACTACAGGGCCACCTGTCCCCACGTTGCGAACCCGGCCAAACGCAAGAAAGGGATCCGGCCGCCCTGCTACAAATGCGGCCAGCCCATGACCATTACCAGGAAGGGCCAGTAACGTGGCCGAGCTTTGCCACGGCTGTGGCCTGGTCTGGAAGAACGGCGGCTGTTCTAGCCCTTGCACCCATTGCGGGGCCTGGGGCCTTTATTGTTCCAGCTGTTCTTCCCAGTATGAAATGGGCTCCTGTTCGCTTACTATCACCCGTTGCATGGCCCCTCACCCTACCAAGCCCGAACGACGCCGGGGGCCCCCTGGGGCTCTGTCGGCCACTCAGATCAGCAATTATGCCCTATGCCCCAGGAAGTGGGGCTGGGACAAGCTGAACGGGATCCCGGGGAAGCCGAACGCATACGCTGAATTCGGCCTGGAAGTTCACGATCAGCATGAAAGGTATCTTCGGGACGGCGTCCCCTACGATCTGACAACGCTGGCCGGCGAATGTGCCATGTCCGGGATCCACTTCCTACCAGCCCCAGGAACGCCTGGGATGGGCATAGAAGGGGATTTCGTCCTGGAAGCCTGGGGTCATAAGTTCTATGGGTTGAAGGACGTTCAGAACCTGGATCGGGTCATTCCTGAAAACGAGCTGAGCGACGCGAAGCGTGGCCAGCGTGTTCCCCTGGTTCTGGACCATAAGACCACAGGGGATCTCAAATGGGCGAAGAGGCCGGCCGAGCTTGTCACTGACCCCCAGGCCGTGATCTATGCGGCCCACGCCATGGTATCAGCTGGCGTGGATACGGTCGATCTTCGCTGGGTTTACTACAAGCGGCCCCCCAGGTCGAAGGCCCAGGTTACTGACGTTCGAGTCACGCGCGACGATATCGCCCCTACCCTGGCTCAGATCAAGGTCTGGGCCGATGAAATGGCCGCGATCAAAGTTTCCGGGAAAAAGGCGCTGGACCTGATCCCGAATCCGTCAGCGTGCGGGGCCTTCGGGGGCTGTCCGTACGTTTCACACTGCAATCTCAGCCCCCGTGAAATGGTGCTTTCAATGATGACTCAGCCGGGACAAGCGCAAGGATCCGTCGATCAGCGCAAAAACGATTTCCTCGCCACGATCCGGGGCGCTCAGGCCGCCGGCCAGGCCCCCACCGGGGCGATCAATCCGCCCCAGAACCAGGCCCCGCCCCAGGGTCAGCCGCCCCAGAACTGGACGCCCCCGCCCCAGAACCAGGGTCAGCCGCCGGCCCAGGGACAGGCCCCCTGGCAACCCCAGCCCGCGTTCACCCAAATGGGCGGCCAGCCCCCGCCCCAGGGTCAGCCGCCGGCCCAGCCCGTCTGGGGCCCCCCGGACATCATCGCCCAGGCCCAGGCGATTCACAACGGCTGGATCCCGGGTCAGCAGTGGTGGAACGGTACGATCTGGATCCCGCCCGGGGAGCAGGGCTATCCGCCCGTTTCCCAGGTCATGCCTGGGGGTATGGGTTCCGGCCAGCCGCCGGCCCAAACCCAGGCCCCCCAGGGTCAGCCGCCGGCCCAGGAGCAGACGCCCCCGGCCCGGCGGGGCCGGAAGAAGAAGGACCAGACCGCGGCGGCCACGGGGGCCGGGGAAGAAGAGCCCCAGGACCTGGCCGAAAAGGCCCTGACCATGATCGGAAACGGGTTCCTGCTCCTGGCTTCGGCCGTCGCACAGGGGCTCTGGGGCTGACCTGTGTTCGCCCCCACCCCCGGCGTCGTTAGGGTCGTTCAGTTCACGCGCGAACTTCAACGGATCGTAAATCTTCCCAGGCGTGTCTGGGAAGATGATCAATCCGAACAGTTCGCGCTGGACCTGACCGCGGCCCTAAGACGCCCCGAAGGGTCAATGACGCTTCGGCCTATCCAGGCCGCCGCGCTATTCGACGCCGGGACGATCGGGGGGCTAGTCGGCCCCATAGGCGTGGGGGAAGGAAAGACCTTGATCAGCGGTCTGGCCCCAAAGATCCTGAATTCCCGCCGGCCCTTGCTCCTGACCAGGGCGGCTCTGGTAGAAAAGACGAAGCGCGAATTCAGGGAACTGGCCTACCACTGGCCGATCCCGAACTTCATTCGGATCATGTCCTATGAACTCCTGGGACGGACCAGCCACGCTGACGCCCTGTCCCTGTTCAGTCCTGATTTCATCTTCGCTGACGAAGCCCACAAGCTAAAAAACCCGAAAGCCGCCGTCACTAAGAGGGTCGCCAGATACATGGCCGAAGCCCCAGGAACGAAGTTCGCGGCCGTGTCTGGCACGTTCACGAAGCGATCCCTTCTAGATTACGCGCATCTAGTGCGCTGGGCCCTGGGTGAGCTAAACGCCCCCATGCCCATGACATTTAGTGAACTGGCCGACTGGGCCGAAGTGATCGACGAAAAGACCCTTTCACAGAAGCCGTCAGAGAAGCCGATCCAGATCGGGGCTCTGGCCGTCCTATGCACGCCCCAGGAGCGGGCCGAGCCAGACACTAGGACAGCGGCCAGGAAGGGCTTTGAACGAAGGTTCGAGGAAACGCCGGGGGTAGTCGCGTCAGACCGAACGAAGCTCGGCTGTTCACTCATGATCCAGGGTCTGGAAGTGGACGTCAAACCGATCACGGATGACGCTTTTGATTTGCTCAGGGGGACCTGGACCACGCCTGACGGCTGGCCTATTTCCGACCCCATGACGCTCTGGCGACACGCCAGGGAACTGGCGCTGGGCTTTTATTACAAGTGGGATCCCAGGCCCCCCGACGATTGGCTTTCAGCCCGAAAGGAATGGGCCGCCCTCTGTCGTGAGATCCTGACGAACAATCGCCGGAACCTTGATTCTGAATTGCAAGTGGTCAACGCGACGGACCAGGGACACTACCCAGAAGCGAAGCCGGCGCTGGACGCCTGGCGAAGGGTCAAACCACTGTTCACGCCGAACACGGTTCCGGTCTGGATCGATGACTCAGTGATCGACGCGGCGGCCCGCTGGGCCATGGCCGGCCCCGGGATTATCTGGACCGAACACACAGCCTTCGCTGAAAGGCTTGCTTGGAAAACTAATTTAACGTACTATGGCCGGAAGGGCTTAGACAAGCTCGGCCGGGACATTGAACAGCACGACCCAGCCGAACCCCTGATCGCCAGTATCAATTCAGTGGGGGAAGGCCGGAACCTGCAAGCGTGGGATCGGAACCTTTATACGTCCTGTTCTTCGTCAGGCATTCAGCACGAACAGACGGCCGGCCGAACACATAGGCTCGGCCAGAGGTCTGACGAAGTAACGATCGAAATCGTGATCACTTGCCTGGAACACGTCATGGCGTTTGAACAGGCCAGGCGTGACGCCAGGTACGAAGATCCGACAGGCCGAAAGCATCGATTGAATTTCGCTGACATAGTGTTTCCGACCCCCGAAGAAATCCTTTCGACACGCACGGGGGCCAGGTGGATCAAAAAGCAATAGCAGGAAGGATCGGATCAGCATGAATCAGAGCATTTTCAACGGCCTGGGTGATTCCCCCGTTTTCGAGCGGGGCCAGTATATGGCCCCCGGGATCTACGTGGTTCAGTTCGGCCGAGCCCTGGCGAAGAAGACGAACGCCGGGGACGTGGCCACGATCGTGGAACTGGATATCCTGTCGTCTGACCCCCGACCCCAGGAAGATCCGAAGGGCCAGGGAAGGACCTGGAACCCGACCCCCACCGGCCAGCAAGGCACGTATTATCAAAGCATGCTGGACGGGAAGATCGCCCTTCCGGCGATCAAATCGATGGCCCGGGCCTTCCTGGGGCTCGGCCACGACGATCCCCGGGCCGCGGAACTGGATCAGGTGATCTGTCACAATCCGCGAATCAGCGTGATCCAGAACCTCATGGATCTGGCTATCGGCGAAGGGAACATTTTCTCTGGCCTGATCTGTCGGCTGGAATGTCAAATGATCAAAACGAAGAAGGGCGAAGACTTCACGCGCTACGATTTCAGCCCCCTGAACTTCGTGGCCATGGGCCGCCCCGACATGACCCCTGACGTGGCCGGTTTCATGGCTCGGGGGCGAACCCTTCCCGCCCCCGCCCCTGGCTACGGTCAGGCCCCGTGGGGCCAGGCCGCCCCGCCCCAGGGCTACGGGCCGCCCCAGGGTCAGCCGCCGGCCCAGACCTGGGGACAGCCGCCCCAGGGGCCCCCGCCCGGATACGGTCAGCCCCCCTGGGCCCAGGCCGGCCACGGTACGCCGCCCCCGAATCAGGGACAGCCCCCGGCCCAGCCGCCCTGGGGTCAGCCGCCCCAGAACCAGCCCCCGCCGGCCCAGACCTGGGGGCCCCCGCCCGGGCCGCCCCAGGGGCCCCCGCCCGGATACGGTCAGCCCCCGCCCTGGGGTCGCTGAGCCGTCATGCTGAATCCCCTGGCCCTGGACACAGAAACACGACTGATCACGCCTGAGATCCAGGCCCCTGGTCTGGCGTGCGTCGCTGTCCACTGGGCCGGGGGCCAGGAATTGATTCACCATTCAGAGGCGTTCAACGCCGTGGATCAGATCCTGAGTGAACCCACGATCCTGATCGTGGGTCATTCGATCGCTTTTGATATGGCCGTCCTGGCCGCGAACTTCCCGGCGCTGGTCCCGGCTATATTCGCGGCCTACGATGCGAACAGGATCACTGACACTGAGATCCGGGAAAAACTCCTGGACATCGCCCGGGGCCGATACCGTGGCTTTGACGTGATCAATGGGGCCACGGTCAAACTAAATTACAGCCTCGATTCTATCTCTCAGCGAATGCTGGGAAGGAAGCTGGAAAAGGATACCTGGCGGCTTCGCTATGGGGAACTGATCGATCTTCCCCTGAGTGTATGGCCCGAAGGGGCCAGGCGTTACCCGTTAGAGGATGTCCGGGCGACGCTGGACATTTACCAGACCCAGGAGTCACCCGACCTGATCCCGTTCCTGGGTGATCAGTTTCGCCAGGCCAGGGCCGCGTTCTGGATCCGGCTCATGTCGTGCTGGGGGATTCACACTGACGCCCAGGGGGTCTGGGAACTGTCAGAGCGTACGCGCCAGGAATACGACACGATCGCGGCCGAGCTTCGGGCGCTGGGCCTATTGAAGCCTGATCGCCAGGTCAAGCGACGGGCCACGGGTCTGGTAGAAACAGAGCCCGGATCCAGGAATACGAAGCTGGCCGGCCAGCGCCTGATCGCGGCCTACGTCAGCCAGGGGAAGGACTACCCTCGAACGCCCACTGGCGGCCCATGCCTGGACGAACGGGCCTGTTTAGACTCAGGGGATCCCGTCCTGTGTCAATATGCGAACTTCGCCAGCCTGGGCGCCGTCCTGGCAAAAGATATCCCCCTGCTAGAAAGGGGCCTGATCTGGGCCATTCATTCGCGCTTTGAATCGCTCCTGGAAACGGGCCGCACTAGCTCAGCTGACCCGAACATTCAGAACCCGAAGCGCAAGGGCGGGATCCGGGAATGTTTTATCCCCCGACCTGGAACCGTGTTCGTGGCCGGCGATTACAGCGGGGCCGAGCTTTGCGCCCATGGCCAGGTGAATATTTCGATCCTGGGTCGTTCAGCTCTGGCTGACGCCATGAATGCGGGACTGGATCCCCATTTAATGCTGGCCGCTCAGATCCCCGAGATCCCTTATGACGTCCTGAAACGGATCTTCGACGCTCAGGAATCAGAGACCTGGGCCGGCCGGCTGGTCACTTATGACGAAGTGGACGCCTGGCGTCAAACGTCGAAGATGGGAAACTTCGGGTTCCAGGGCGGCATGGGGGCGAAATCGTTCGTAGCCTTCGCCCTGGGTAATTACGGCGTCAGGATCACAGAAGAAGAAGCCCGGGACCTGAAACGGGCCTGGCTCGCAACGTGGCACGAAATGGCGGATTATTTCCGCTGGATCAATTGGCAAATCAGCAAGCCATTTCCGATCATTGAACAGCTGTTTTCTGGCCGATTCCGCGGCGGCGTCAACTACTCAGAAGCCGCGAACACAATGTTTCAGGGCCTGGCCGCTGACATGGCCAAAGCCGCCGGCTGGCTGATCTGCAAGGGCTGTTACCTGGACACGTCCAGCCCCCTGTTCGGTTGTCGGATCGTTAACTTCGTGCATGACGAATTCATTCTGGAAGCGCCCGAAGCCAGAGCCCACGAAGTAGGGGCCGAGCTTTCCAGGCTCATGGTCCTGGCCGCTGACGAATGGTTGCCTGACGTCAAGATCGTGGTCAAGCCTGTGGCTATGCGTCGCTGGTCCAAAAAAGCGAAACAGGTCTGGGAAGGTGGAAGGTTAGTCCCATGGGGCTGATCGGATTCATTGACCCAGGAGAACAGTCAGGCTGGGCCGCCGGCTGGAACGGCGTTCTGGTAGGCTGTGGCCTGATACATGTCACGAAGGATCGCCCCCTGGGGCTGGGCCTGGAACACGGAATCACGGGGCCTGGCAAGTTCTGGATCGAAGATCCCGAATTCCGAAGGGCCCAGAACAGGGTGGACCCAAACGATCTGATCGCTCTGGGTAGGAAGGTCGGAAGGTTCCAGGAACGGCTTCTGATTCTGGGCTTCCAGGTGACCCTAGTCAGGCCCTCTGGCTGGAAAGGTTCGATTGATAAGACGATCCACCACAGCCGAATCGCGAAAGAACTGTCACGATCTGAGCGGGAAACGGTAGACTGGTCAATGAAGGACGTGGCCCAGGGCCTACGTCACAATGTCTGGGACGCCGTCTGTGGCTACGTCTGGGCCGCGAAGAAAGAACGGGAACACCGATGAAACTGGATCAATGGGTGGCCAGGAAGGTGACAGCCGGGGCCGCGAATAAAAAGGCCGTGATCGCTGACCTGTCGAAGGCTTCGGGCATTTCGACCCAGACCCTTGACGCCACGGTCATGGGGAAGCGCCTGGGCCGCTATGACGTGGCGAAGGCCGTATCAGCGGCCACGGGCTGGGAAGTGACGATCCCTGAGCTTTGCGAAGAAGACGCGATCAATACGCTGTCTTGCATTTACGAAGCCGTCGATCGCCAGGACATGAGGATTTGACAATGAAGATCCCCAGCGTGGCAATGGTCCAGGCCGAATTGACCCCCGAAGGGACGGCCACTGAACAGGCCCTGGGCTGGCTTCGGGACGTGTTCCAGGTCGTGGACGACACTACGGCGGCCAGGGCGGGGGAAATACTCCTGAGCGCGAAGGGGCGCTATAATGCCCTGGAAGCCCAAAGGAAGGAACTGACGGCCCCACTTCTGAGCGTCAAGGCTGGGATTGACGATCTGTTCAAACCCCTGACGAAAGCCCTTCTGACGGCTGAAACCCTTCTGAAAAGCAAGCTGGGGGCCTACCACTCAGCGAAGGAAGCCGAACGCCGGGCCATCATGCAAGCGTCAGCGGCTGAGTATCAGGCCGGGGGAACGCCCACGGCGATCATTCCCCAGCCGGCCCAGGTCCAGGGGATCACGGTTCGCCAGGTCTGGGATTACGAGATCACGGATCCTGTCCTGGTCCCCCGTGCTCTGTGTACGCCAGACGAACGCCTGATCCGGCTGTGTATCGCTGACGGCGATCGATCCCTTCCAGGAATCCGAATCTTCCAGCGCGATCAGGTGATCGCTCGGGGGGCGAAGTGAGAACCAGAGCAAGCAAGCGCGGCGGCCGTAGGGTGAAAGGGGGACTGGCGAAACTGCATATTGGTTGCAGCTTGCCTCACCCGAACAATGCTAGCCAGGACAACCCCGGGCCCTCCGGGATCGTCAGGCCCAGAATGAACAGGACACGGCCGGCCAGGGTGACGAAATGATGATCTGGCAACGTGACTCGCTCAGCCTGGATCCGGCGTTCGTCAGTCAGTTTGACGTTCAGCTGACCGATCCCCCGTACTCGGAACACGTCCACTCAAACGCCACAAGCCAGAGCCGTGGCCGTGGAACTAGGAAGCGAGATCTGGGTTTCGCGTCCCTGTCGGTCAGGGCCCGGCGCTGTGTCGCGTCCTGGGCCGCGCTGGTCCGTCGCTGGTCCGTCATTTACTCTGACGTGGAATCGTCAAACTGGCTGGCTCTGGCGTGCCAGGCTCGGGGCGTTGACTATGTGCGAACCATGCCCTGGGTTCGATGGTCAATGCCCCAGCTGTCTGGGGACAGGCCGCCCCAGGGGTTCGAGCACTTGCTATGCGTTCACCCGAAGGGTAAGAAGCACTGGAACGGGCCCGGGATCCTGACTCACTTTTCCCATTTGGCCACGAGAGGGGAAGAAAAACACAAATGCGAAAAGCCCCTGGATCAGGCGCTGGATCTCGTTTCGTTTTTCTCTGACGTCGGGGAACACGTATTCGACCCGTTCGCCGGCTCGGGGGCGATCGGCCTGGCGTGTCTGCTCCTGGGCCGGCGATACACTGGCTTTGACGATGATCCGATCTGGGTCCCCAGGGCGAACGTCAGGCTGACAGGAGCGATCAGCGCCAGAGATTGCGACAGGATCCAGCGCTGGCTGGACGCCGATTCAGAACCCGTGTCAGCCCAGAAAGACGGGCTCGGCGTCGCCCGGGCCAGGTCCAGGGCTCTGGACAAGGACAACGTTAGAAAGGGCGTCTACCTGTGAAAGACTGTCGCTGTATGTGGAAGGGCTCGAAACGGGTCCGGGTCTGTCGGGGCTGTCTGGCTCTGGTGATCATCGAATCGTCCCTGGCTGGGGACGTGGCCACGAATCAAGCGTATGCCCGGGAATGTCTCCTGGATTCAATTCGCCGGGGGGAAGCCCCTCTGGCCAGTCACTTGCTTTATACTCAGGTCCTTGACGATTCTATGCCGGCCGCCAGGCATTTGGGGATCGAAGCTGGCCTGGCCTGGGGCCGTGTCGCTGACCTGACGGCCGTCTATACGGACCTGGGGATCTCTCCTGGAATGAAGGAAGGGATCGTCCGGGCTCAGAAGGAAGGCCGGGCGATCCGGCCGGCCCAGCGCCACTTCCAGGACACGGACAAGGACTAGCCCCCATGGTTGACCTGTTAGCGGCCAGGGTAGCAACAGACCGCGCGATCGTGGCGAAGGGGACGCTTTACGATTTCTTCGCCATGGTCTGGCCGATGATCGACCCGGCCCCACTCACTCTGAACTGGCACTTAGAAGAGAAGTGCAAGCATTTAGAAGCTGTGTCAGCCGGCCTGATCAGGAAGCTGATCATAAACGAACCCCCGGGTTTCGGGAAATCAAACACTGTCAACGTGATCTGGAACGCCTGGGAATGGGTCAAGCGCCCCCAGACTAAATTCCTTTACGCCAGCTTCGACGCCTCCCTAGTCGGAACCCGTGACGGCGGGAAGGTGATCAAGCTGTTACAGTCTGACTGGTTCAGGCTTCGCTGGGGCGATCTTCTGTCCCCCGGGAAGCCGGCGGCGTCCTGGTTTGAAACGAAGGCCGGCGGCTTTCGGTTCTCCACTTCCCCCGGGGGAAAGGGGACTGGACGCCATGCAAATATCAGGGTCGTGGACGATCCGAATAAACCGAAGGACGTCAGCGGGGGCGGGACCATGACCCGAACGGCGCTCAGGGCCGTTTCAGAGTGGGCCGCTAATACCCTATCCAGCCGGGCCACGGACCTGAGAACGGTTCGGGACGTCCTGATCATGCAACGCTTACACGAAGACGATCTGGCCGGGGAAATGCTGGCGAAGGGCGGCTGGGTCCACCTATGCCTTCCCATGGTCTTCGATCCAGCTTCGGCCTGTTTCACTGAATGGTCTGGCGGCTCGGGGGGCGATCGACGCACGTTCGCCGGGGAGCTACTGTTCCCCGAACGGGCCCCCCAGGAAGTGGTGGACGAACTCAAAAACGATAAAATGGGCCCTGACGTGTTCGAGGCTCAGTGTCAGCAAAACCCGGTTAGGCCCGGGGGGACCGTGTTCCGCCGGGAGTGGTGGAAATTCTGGCACTATCGCGAAGGCATCCCAGCCCCCTGTTTATGTGACGCCTGTTTCAAGGCGAAACGAAGCCGGCCTGGCTGTCCTACCAGAACCGAGATCCAGATCTGTCGGCCCCTTCCCCCGACTGGCTACGAAGCGCAATCGTGGGATTGCACGTTCAAAAAGACGGACACGACCGATCCCGTGGCCGGGGGCGTCTTTCGGGTCAATATGGGTGGCGTCTATCTAGTGGACTGCAAGAACGAACGCGCTTCATTTACTGACACGGTCCAATCACTTCGGGTCATGTCTCTGAAATGGCCCCACGCCTATGACAAGCTGATCGAAGATAAGGCGAACGGGCCGGCCGTTGAAAACGCGCTCAGGGCTGAGATCCCCGGGCTCACTCTGGTGAACCCCCAGGGCGGGAAGGAAGCCAGAGCGAACGCTGGATCGATCTATTTCAGCGGGGGAAAACTGTTCTTGCCTCACCCTGATATTTATCCGTGGGTCTGGTCCTACATGACCCAGCATGAGAGTTTCCCCCGGGGCGTGAACGATGATATGGTTGACATGACGTCCCAGCTTCTGGTTCGGTTAAAGGCCCACTCTTCGCTGGAAAGCTTCGCGGCGGCCATGAAAAAACTTCGGGGCGAATCATGATCGAAGACACGATCAAGCGCGTGGTCGGGTTCGCCAGGGCCATCGGCCGGGCCGATTCCTGGCAAAACATGTTTTCAGGCATGGGGACAGGTGCTGACCGAACCACGGCCGGCGTTTACTCCGTCAGTGTCAGGATCACGGATCCTGAATTGTCGGCCCTCTATCATACCAGCGACACAGCGGCCACGATCGTGGACACGGTCCCCCAGGCCATGCTTCGCCAGGGCTTCGGCGTGACCTGTCCTGACGTTGACGCGGCCACGAAGGTGACAGACCGCGCGAAGGCGCTGGACGTCCTGAACCACGTTCGTGAGGGCCTGATCTGGGGGCGTCTGTTCGGCGGGGCCGTGCTCCTGATCGGGGCTGACGATAACCAGGATCCCCGGCTTCCCCTGGACGAAGCCGGGATCAGGTCCCTGTCCTTCCTGCAAGTGTACGATCGGCGATATGCTCAGCCTGACACGTATTACGAAGACCCGAAGGCCCCGAAGTTCGGCCGGCCGAAAACGTTTCGGCTGACGAATCTTCGATCCGGGTCTGTGGCCTACGTCCACGAATCCAGACTGATCGTCTTTCGAGGGGCGCACACAGGAGCGAAGGAACGCCAGGAAAATCTGGACTGGGATTATTCGACCCTTCAAAGACCTTACGAAGCCCTTCGACAATTCGACGCCGTCTATAAAGCGGCCGAAATCATGATGACAGACGCCAGTCAGGCCGTTTTCAAAATGACCGGCCTGCTACAAATGATCGCCGGGGGTCAGCTTGACGTTCTGAATACTCGCGCGAACTTCCTGGACATGACCAGGAGCGTTTCAAGGGCCGTGCTCCTGGACGCTGACGGGGAAGATTTCACGAAGATCGCCACGTCATTCGCTGGCGTGGGGGACATGCTGGACAGGACGGCGAACAGGCTATCCGCCGCGTCGAAGATCCCGGTTCCCATTCTCATGGGCCAGGCCCCCGCCGGCCTGAACGCCACTGGGGATTCCACGATCCGAATCTTCTATGACGGAATCGAAAGCGAACGAACGGAAACGGTTGAACCGAAACTGTTTCGGCTGGTCCGTCTGATCTCTATCGCCGAACGTCTGGGTGATCGAAGGTTCGGAATCAAGTTCAAATCCCTATGGCTGGAAACGCCGAAGGAAAAAGCCGATCGGGAAAAGGTCGAAGCCGATACGGCCGCCGTCTGGATCACGAATGAAGTCCTGGATCCCGATACCGTGGCAATCGCACACTTCGGATCTGACGAAGCTCAGCCTTACAGGGTCGATCCGGCTGAGCGCCGGCCTGTCCCGACGCTGGAAACGAAGAAGCCGGATCAGGTCCTGAACGGGGCTCAGATCCAGGCCGCTGAATCGATCGTCAGCCAAGTGGTAGCAGGGCAAATGCCCCGGGACAGCGCGATCGGTCAGCTGCAAATCATGTTCAATCTGACGATCCCCCAGGCTGAAAGCATCCTGGGATCGGCCGGGAAGGGATTCACGCCCACGAATGCGCCCCCGACCGTCTAAACTGACTCCACAGCACAGACGAACCAAGGGATTGAAGCCGCCCATGGGCGTGGCGTTGCAATATGCCGGCGTCCTTCGCTCCTGGCTGAACGGCTTTCAGACCCTGATCCTGGAACAGGTCCTGGGCGACTGGGAAAAAAACCCGGTAGCCTTCGCCCAGACTGTTCCGGCGGCCAGATCAGACGCCTCTGAATTCGTGCGCCGGAAGATCGGTCACTTACAGATCCAGCTGGAGGAAAAACTGGACCCGGCGCAATTGACGCCACAGATCCAGAAGTTCGCCAAACAGGTGGACGATAAAGGAAAGGCCGAATTCAAGCGCCTGATCGGGATTCCCACGACAGACATTCTGACAGGGGTTAAACTAGCCCAGTTCAGGGATCGAAATGTCGACCTGATCAAGTCACTGGCGGCCACCCAGCTGGATGACGTCAGGAGTATTCTGGACGAAGCCGAAAAGGGGGCCTGGCGTGTCGAGGCCCTACGGGGCCAGATCCTGGATGCGTTCGGGGGGACTAAAGCCCGGGCCAGTCTGATCGCCAGAGATCAGGTCCTAAAGCTGAACGGCCAGCTTGTGGAGACCCGCCAGACCGGAGCAGGGATCACCCAGTATATTTGGACCACGTCCCATGACGAACGGGTCAGGGGGACGCCGGGGGGAAAGAACCCGATCGGGCTCCACTATGATCTGGATGGCACGATCCAAAGCTGGGCCGCCCCGCCAGAGATCTCAGAAGACGGAAGGGTAGGGCACCCAGGCTCTGACTATCAGTGTCGATGTACGGCCTTCCCCATACTTCCAGAGCTTGACGAAGACTGACTGACAGAATAGCCTGTCAGCGTGGCTGTTCGCCGATACGATGACGGGATCCCATTTACGTGGGAGCTGACGCCCCAGGGCGGGATCCGTGCGCCGGCTCGGCCCACGCGCGTGGGCGTGCTGTCCTATCGAATGCCTGACGGAACGATCAGGCGTGAGCTTCGGCCCCCCGAAGAAGTCCTTTCCCCTGAGTCTCTGGCGTCCCTGGCTCACGCCCCGATCACGGATCTACATCCTGAGCGGGAAGGAATCAGGATCCCAGTCACGCCTGAGAACTTCCGGGAATTGTCCGTGGGGCATGTCGCCGAAGACGCACGCCAGGATCCTGAGCTGACGGACCATGTAGCGGCCACGCTCCTGATCCAGGACGCTATGATGATCCTGAAAATCCAGGCTGGGGATCGTCGGGAACTGTCCTGTGGATACTCATGCACCCTGGATCCCACGCCTGGAACCTGGGCCCCGACTGGCGAAGTTTTCGACGTCATCCAGCGTGGAATCGTATACAATCACGTTGCACTGGGCCCCACTGACTGGGGCCGGGCCGGGTCCAGCGTCGCTTTACGGCTAGACTCAGAAGACGGGATCCAGGTCCCCAGCAAGGAATCGCCGATGAAAACAGAGTGGATCGACGGGCGGGAATACACGATCGGAACCCCCGAGCATGCCGCCGCGAAGACGGCCCACGGGCTGAAAATCCAGACGCTGACCCAGGAGCGAGATCAGGCCCAGGGCCGAGCTGACGCCGGGGATCGCGCTGTGGGGCTCCTGGCTCAGGCACAAAAGGACCTGGCCACGGCCACGGACCCGGCGAAGATCGCGGCCCTGGTCAGCCGCCGGGCCAGGGTCGTGACCGACTGTGCCAGGGCCGCGAAGCGCGTGGGCGTCAAGTTCGATGACGCCGC